CGGTGGCATCTGTTGGAAAGGTCACTGTGACCACATCTTAGGAGACTAAAATTATGATGAAGAAAAAAGGTTACGCCAAGGGCGGCAAGTTAAAAATGGTCGAGCGGGCTGGCAAAAAGATGCCGTTTTTTGCGGCTGATGGTAAAGGTGCTGGTGATTTGCTAAAGGGCAAGAAGCCAGCAGAAAAGAAAGCCAAAGCGCCTATGACCAAAAAACAACAGAAAATCGCTGGGGCTATTGGAAAAGCTAAACAGTATGACACTGGTAACCGCGATACTCCCGCGTCAGAGCCAGTCTTGACTAAGAAGGCTAAGGACAATGCAAAACGGAAATTAGACAGCATGATGGGCGGCTCCAGAAAATCAGTAGAAAAGAAAATGGTTGGTGGCCTTTTGGGCATGGGGGCTAAGGGCATGAAGAAGGCTCTAAAGTCTGGAGACATGGCTGAGATCGCGGGATCTCTTAGCCCAGTGGCTGGCGCTGTTTCTGGTAAGGGCGTTTTTGGAAAAATGCGAAAAGGCCTTGAAGGGCTAACCTCTAGGGAAATTCGTGAGCTTGAAAAGAAGAAGGCCCAAAACCCTGAAAAGAAAATGGCTGGAGGCTCTATGAAGAAGAAGGGCTATGCGAAAGGCGGTTCTATGAAGAAGAAGGGTTATGCTAAGGGCGGCAGTATTTGTCGTGGTATGGGCGCGGCCACCCGTGGCGGCAAGTTTGGTATGAAATAGTGCAATTGAACTAATGTCATATCTTCAAAGCAACATACCATATTTTAAGTGTTGGGTTCGTCGTGAATATACCTGTAACCATGAGAGGTATCACGGCGAGTTCCTGCATGCTATGGCTATTGCTGTTACGACAATGCCGAATCGTTGCCTTAGTTTTCAGTTGATATTCACTGGATCAGAGGTTGACGATGGTAGCGAAGAGAATGCTCATGGCGGTGCAATGTGGGCGCGTATGCCCATAACTGCGCTAGTGGCAGATGAACGTCTGGAGGACTGGCCTTCTCCCATGCCAGTCCACGATGCCCAGCCGTGGGATTGCTCTTCGCATCATCATTCAGTCTATACGCTAGACCGTGCAACGCCATGCCCTTGGATGGCAAAGGTGGATGGTAAGATGTACCCAGCGCGGTATATGTTTACTGTGGACTATGCGGAAAGTGAAATAGCTGACGATCCCGCACAGCACAAACAAAGTCATGTCATGCAGCTTCTTGATGCTGGAGAGTGGACGGGGAACATAATAGCGCTGCCCAATAATCGCGTTAGAGTGACACATCCTGCTTGGTTTGAGTTGGGAGTAGGGGCACCTGACTTCAAACCATCCCAGCACACCCACTATTCAAAATCTGATTTAGACTATACATTGGATGTGAATCGGGTGTTTGATAACCTTTATAATGAGGCCGACAAATGAACTACACAGAGCTTGTTCAGGCTATAAAAGATTACACTGAGAATGAGGAGACAACCTTTGTCTCTCAGATACCCACGTTCGTTAAGCAAGCAGAGCAACGTATATATCGCGCCGTTACTATTCCAGAGCTTAAAAAGAATGTTACGGGCACGTTGTCTAGTGGAGACAAGTATCTTGCCAGACCCAATGATTTCCTAACTGTTCTATCGTTAGCCGTTGTTGATGGTAGTGGAGATTATAGTTATTTACTTGATAAAGATGTAAACTTTATTAGAGAAGCTTTTCCATCTACCAGCACTCAGGGACTGCCTTTGTTCTACGGCCAGTTTGATGGAGATGCGTTTTCTGGAAGTTCTGAGACATCCTCTGGAAACTTTATTCTTGGCCCTACGCCAGACGCTAATTACGCTATAGAACTTCATTACTATTATGACCCACCATCAATTGTTACTTCTGGAGCTTCTTGGCTGGGGGACAACGCCGATACTACGTTGCTTTATGGGTCTTTAGTGGAAGCATACACCTTTATGAAGGGTGAGAGCGATATGCTCCAATTGTACGCCTCTCGATATAAAGAAGCCCTTGGCGAGCTTTCCGTTGTAGATGTTAAGAGTAAGAGGGACATCTACAGAGATGGGGAGATTAGACCGCAATGAATATGTTTGCTGATTCTGGGACTATGCAGGCTGGCGTTGTTTCTGTGGAGACAACATCTAATCGCGGGTTCACTCCACAAGAAATTGCGGCTCGCTGCGCGGATAAAATTGTGTCTGTGTCAGATCAAGCGCATCCCGCCTTACAGGCGCAAGCTAGAGCTTTTAAGGATCAGGTAGAAAAGGTTGTGGAGTTTTATCTGAAAGAAGCTGTGAAAAGTGATAGAACCACAGTATGCAATGCTCTTAACGATGCAGGACATCAGGAGCTTTCTGAGCTTATAAGGAGATTATAATGGCTTTTAGTGGCAACTTTATGTGTACGAGCTTCAAGAAAGAGCTTCTTGAGGGTGTGCATAATTTTAAAAATTCTGGCGGCAACACGTTTAAGCTGGCGATGTACACGAACAGTGCGTCTTTTAACGCTGCAACAACCGCGTACACAGCCTCTAACGAGGTTAGCGGAACAGGCTACTCAGCGGGTGGCGGTACGTTAACTAGGGTGGATCCTACAAGTTCTGGGACAACGGCGTTTACAGACTTCTCAGACCTTACGTTTTCGTCTTCAACGATTACAGCGCGTGGAGCTTTAATCTACAATGATACTGCATCGGGAGATCCTACTGTAGTTGTTTTGGATTTTGGTGCAGATAAAACATCTACGAGCGGAGACTTCACCGTAGTGTTTCCAACAGCCGATTCTTCTACCGCAGTAATCAGGATTGCCTAATGGCCTTTGTATCCAAGGACAGAGTTAAGGAAACCTCGACCACAACGGGCACGGGGGACTTTACCCTTGCGGGGGCGCAGACGGGGTTTAAAGCGTTTTCTGCGGTTTGCTCTTCTGGAGATACATTCTTCTATACTATTGTAAACAACGTCTCAGGTGAGTTTGAGATTGGCGAGGGCACGTTTACAGCGGGTGGAGCGTTACAACGAGATACCGTTTTATCTAGTTCAAACTCCAACAGTGCTGTAACTTTTGGTGCGGGATCTAAGGATGTTTTTCTGACCGCCGCTTCAGATGCGTTAATCCAAGCCAGCACGGATGGCACCTTAACGATATCAGAGGGCACCACGTTTAGCGCGGATGTCAGTTTGGGCGGTGATGTTCTGTGGGATGCTAGTGATAATGCGCTAGAGTTTAACGATAACATTAAAGCCGTCTTCGGTGCAGGGTCTGACCTAGAGATTTATCATGATGGCAATAATAGTTATATTAATGAGGTTGGTACTGGGGCGCTTTTTCTACGAGGGCACAGCCAAGTTCGTATCACGGATACATCTAGTAATGTTGCGGCTATATTTAGAGGTGATGGTGCATCAACTTTATACCACAACAACAGCCCTAAAATCGCCACCACTAGCACAGGTGCAGACATAACGGGTGAACTAAGTCTAGACACCAGAATAACTGTAGACGGAGGCACAGGTTATGGCTCTATCGAGTTGGGCGGAGCTACTGGCGGGTTCATAGACCTTAAAGAGCCTCTCAGTGAAGACTTTAATGGTCGTATTATTTATAACGATGCTAATGGCTTTATAATTGGCGGTAATACAGGGATTCCTGTAAAGCTGGCATATGGTGGGGTTGGAACCGCAAATGTAAAGTTGACCACCACCGACACAGGTATTGACGTAACAGGAAACGCAACATTTGCGGATAATGGTAAAGCCATCTTCGGCGCTGGGTCTGATTTGCAGATTTACCATGATGGGTCGCATAGTTATATTGTTGATAACGGAACAGGAAATCTTTACGCGCAAGCTGATAACTACCTCGTCATTAGAAAGAATGATGGATCAAAAACATCCGCTTGGTTTAATACAGACGCAGAAGTAGAGCTTAGATATAACGACTCCCTCAAATTCGCCACCACCAGCGCAGGCGTAGAAATTACTGGAAACGCTTCATTCGCTGATAATGGTAAAGCCCTCTTTGGAAATGCCGATGATTTTCAAATATATCACGATGGGTCTGATACATACTTTAATCAAGCGGGTACAGGGGAGCTACGATTTGGAACCTCTGGATCGTTTGATATGCAGTATTTTGATGGGGCTGGTTTCAGATTAACCGATAATTTTGAGTTACAGTTTGGGTCAGGCAATGACTTTGATATGGATTATAGCTCTAGTCTTACGGCGATGGTGTTTAACGACAACCAGACAACTAAAGACTTTAGGTTCCAACAGGCGGGTACGGATAAGATTGTATTCTCTTTTGACAACTGGGAATTTCAGGATGACGTAAAGGCATCTTTTGGAACTGGCTCTGACCTTAGCATTGAGCATAACGCGACAAACAGCCTTATTGAGAACACCACGGGCGATCTTCTTATTAATAACTCCACTGGTAGTGGTTTTGTAAAAGTCGATTGTAACTTGGATAGCGAGAACCCGGGCGTCATCTGTGGTATCGCTAATAA